GCCGTTAATTTGATGTAGTACCAGTTGACACCTCCTTCGGGAGGTGTTATACTATATACATAGTAAACATTCAGGAGCATTAAATGTCACATCATCTAGATCCAATTATTGATAAAATTATTGTAGCAAGAGTTGGACTGTTGCTTCGCCATCCATTCTTTGGTAATATGGCTACACGCCTTAAACTTGAAGAAGCCAAGGATTGGTGTAGTACAGCAGCCACTGATGGCCGAGCAATGTATTTTAACAGAGAATTCTTTGAAAAATTAACTACAAAAAATGTAGAATTTGTAGTAGCACACGAAATCTTGCACAACGTATTTGATCATATGGGCCGTTGTGAAGGTCGTAATAAAGGTATTTGGAATGCCGCTGTTGACTATGCTGTTAACGGACAGTTGATTCGTGACAGGATCGGTGAGCCTCCTAAAGATATTCAAATCTTTCATGATCCTAAGCACTATGGTAAAAGTGCAGAACAAATCTATGACGAAATTTATGAAAAGATGGATGAAGAGCAATTGGCTGCTTTAGGTCAATTGTTGGATCAACACTTAGATCAAGACGGTAGCGGTGACGGTAAAGATGGTAAGCCGCAGTACACTAAAGAAGAGTTAAAACAAATCCGTGACGAAGTTCGCGATGCTGTTATGCAGGCTGCTAGTGCTGCCGGTGCAGGCAATGTTCCTGCTAACATTCAGCGTATGATTAAAGAACTTACTGAACCTAAGATGAACTGGCGTGATATTTTACGTCAACAAATTCAAAGTACTATCCGTAATGACTTTACCTTTGCTCGTCCTAGTCGCAAGGGCTGGCACACTGGTGCTATTCTTCCAGGTATGAACTTTGAAGAAACTATTGATATCTGTGTTAGTATTGATATGTCAGGTTCAATTGGTGACGAACAAGCCAAAGACTTCCTAAGCGAAATTAAAGGCATTATGGAAGAATACAAAGACTTTAAAATTAAATTATGGTGCTTTGACACTCAAGTTTACAACGAAGCCGACTATGACGGTTATTCAATGGACGAATTTGATGAATACGAACCTGCTGGCGGCGGCGGTACTGAGTTTATGGCAAACTGGGAATATATGAAAGAGCACGATATTGTTCCTAAAAAGTTTATCATGTTCACAGACGGTTATCCATGGGGCTCATGGGGCGATGAAGATTATTGCGATACAGTATTCATCATTCATGGCAATAATACTATTGTTCCGCCTTGGGGCAGTTACGGATATTATGAACAAAACGGTACGACTAGCGACTGATGCGTTCAGTGCCGGCCAAGTTGAAAGTAAAATTTGGGCGGCAGAAGAATTAGAAAAAGTAGCGGCTCATATTCATATTCTTAAGATTGACATTTTAGGAGGATGGTATGGGTTGTTACACTTTATTCTTAAAGTACGGGGTCGCCAACAAATTGAATGGTGTCGTAGTTATGACCTAGATCCTAGTGCATGTTCAGTTGCCAATGTTATTAATAACACTTGGGAAATGAGAGAATGGGCATTTAAGAGTTATCCTCAGGATGCTAATCTTATCCCGCACACTGAAGCTAATTGCATTGTCAACACTGCTACTGAACATTTTGCCAGTAACGAATGGTTTAATAATATCAAAGAAGGTGTATTATGTCTGTTCCAAGGCAACGATCTAATCATTGAGGATCATGTACAACGTCCACATAATTTAGAACATTTTAAAACAATGTTTCCACTTTCAGTAATATTATTTGAAGGTGAGAAAAAATTTGATACATATACTCGATACATGATTATTGGACACAAGTAATGGCAATAAAAAACGGTAAACCTAATCCTTTAAATTATTTTAATCTACGCCGGGTAGATTTTCCTGCAAAGCATTTGCACTACACAACTATACCAAAATATACTCCGGTTTTTTTAAAACAAATAAACGAGTGGATTTATCAGAATCTAAACAATCGATATTATATTGGACAGGATATTGTTCTTGATAATACTAACAGTTTTGTCTATGTAACTAAAATTGGATTCGAGCAAGAGAAAGAAATTAGCTTTTTCAATATTGCCTGTCCTTTTTTAAATCAATGATAATTATGTGTATACTTTATGTTATAAGGAGAAATCATGACTAACCAAGTAGAAGAAAAACCAGAATCAGCAGAACTAAACATTAACGATTTAAATGCAATGAAAGCAATCATCGATGTTGCTAGTACTAGAGGTGCATTTAAACCTAGTGAAATGGTCTTAGTAGGACAAACTTACACAAAACTAACCGCGTTTTTAGATACTGTTTCTAAGCAACAAGCAGCTCAACCTGCACCAACAAATCCAGTAGAACCACAACAAGGAGCCTAAAATGGTAGAATTAAAACACGTAGGTAGAGTTAAGAGTACAGGACGTAAGTGCTTAGTAGCCTACAGAACTTTGCCAGGCGACGCATATAATTGTTTGATCGTCCCAACGGAGAATCTTGCAGATTCTCAACACGATGCATTAATCAATTTAGTCAATAGTACTGCTGGACAAGATGCCTATGAGTTTGCCGAAGTTATGGCTAGGACGAACTTTCCAGACGGAAGCATTATGCTTGCCAATCTGCATGTACAAGGAAAGTTAATTAAAGTTGCTACTGATCAAATTGAAATGACTCCAACTACTCAATTTAAAATCAGTCTTGCAGAGCTTAATCAACTTATTGCAGAACAGAGAGGTGTTAGCGTTCAAGACCTAGCTGTACAACCAGAAAGTCAGGATAAGCCAAGAAACAAAGTCGAAGTACAAGAAATTGGCTCCGCACAAGACATTAGTCCAAAAATTGGCGAAGATGTAACTAAGACTGTTGAAGAACGCCGAACAGAGTCTGCTAGTAAAGTAGCATTGACCCCGGAAGAAACAGCATCTAAATTACGTAGTGAAGCAGATCGTTTGTATAAAGAGGCTGCTAAATTAAGAAAAGAAGCTGAAGAACTAAGTCCAACTAAGAAAAAAGAAAAATAATGACCAAGGGAAAACCATTTCCCAAGGACATCATTGAGCATTGGCCAGAAGTATTTGGTGATATAAAACTTAATGTAGTACCTCTTAGGTACTTAGATGCTATTGTCATAAGTTTCAAAGATGGTAAAATTTGGGAAATAAAAACAAGTAAAAAGGACAAAGGACTGTCTTGGGAAGAGTTTGAAGAAAACGTTAGAGAAATGATCACCACTTACGAAGATAATATTGATAGCGTAGACTTTAAATTAAACACTGGTAAAGTGAAAAAAGATATCGAAAAAGGTACTCAACAATTTTTAAAGAAAAAGAAACTATAAATGCATGTCAAACTCTTATCATACTCTCAACCAACTGCTGAATTTAAGGACCTGGGAATCGCAGACGCCCAGGAACTTATTGCCTACTGTGCCAGAGTCTCAAACCCAAGCAACCAACTCAACACCGACACTTCCGAAAAACTTATCAAGTATCTCATTAGACACCAGCACTGGAGTCCTCTCGAAATGGTCTCAGCTTGCTTGGAGATTACGACAACACGAGATATTGCAAGGCAGATCCTACGACACAGAAGTTTTAGTTTCCAAGAGTTCAGTCAACGATATGCTGACCCTACAAAGGATCTTAACTTCGTACTACGCGATGCTAGAAGACAGGATACCACTAATAGACAAAACAGCATAGACTATGATCTGACAAACGAAGATGATCAATTCTTAGTTTCAGAATGGAATCGTCGTCAACAAGATCTTATTAACTTAGCAAAAGAAAATTACGAATGGGCAATTGATTGTGGTATTGCTAAAGAGCAAGCTCGTGCAGTTCTACCAGAAGGCCTTATTGAAAGTCGGTTGTATATGAACGGAACACTACGTAGTTGGATTCACTTTATTGAACTACGTAGTGCTAATGGCACACAAAAAGAGCATCAAGAAGTTGCTGTTTCTTGTGCCAAAGTTATTGCTCAAATATTTCCTATGGCCACTGAGCTAGTTTCAAATTGACTATGTAACCATTCAAAGTCATTTATCTTTGATAATGCCGCTGTGTTAGCGGCATTTTCTTGACCGTATCTTCTTCCAGAATTAGCACCGTCGATAATAAATTTTCCAAACGGTTTATCTTCACCAACAGTACACCAGATACGTAGACGTTCTTTAGTTTCTTCGTCGATATGTCCTCGAATAATTCCCGAAGATAATTTAACACATTCTCTAAAGGCACTGCGCCATGCACTGAATTCATCAACTGCAAATTTATTATTATTGCTAATTTCTTCTATGACTTTAATTTTAAATCCTATACTTGTTGTCATATCAACAGTGTCAGGGTCTGCATCTAAAAGTAAATGCTTTGGAATTAATTTAACACCACCGTTTCCATAAATTAAACCATTAACTGGATTTTTACTTTGCCAAACATGTGTAACATCAAAGTCCCAAGGAGGTACTTCGTAACTAAAATTAAAGTTATCAATTAGCTCTGCATCTGCATCTACAACCCAGAAAAAATTTGTACTGCTATTTTTTGCAGCTTCTAAGTGAGCATTAAAAATACCCTTTACATCTTTAACCCGTTTAATATTAGGAAATTTTCTTTTTAGTAGTTCGTAATTCTTTTCTGCATTTGCTTCGTGATAAGATATAAAAAATATGTCATATATACATCTAGAAAATATTTTAAATTCTGTAAATTTTACATCATTGAAAAATTTCTTTTCAAATTGATCATCTGTAAAATTATGTTCTTTAGGTATTAAGAATAAATCTAAAGTACCTAGTTTTTCATAATGAACATAATTTGCATCCCATACGGGCACTTTATATTTTAAAATAAATTTATCAATACTAGCTTCAATAGGAATTAACCAAAACATTGAAGTTTTGATATCTCTAATAATCCTTTTTGCAGACATTACAAAGTTTCGATCATTGCCAATTTGAATAAAATTTGCAGAAGGAAATTTAATCCTTGTTTTTTCTATTTCTAATTTAGGGTAACCTTCAGTATAATAAAAAACAATATCGTACATTATTCTTTCTCCAATGCATTAATACTGATTCGTGTATGGTCAGTATGTACCATTTTAAAAAATTCGCTAGCTTGTTGATCAAGTATACTAATTGGTAGATGCAATTTGCTTTTTAAATCTTGTCCCAATTTTTCTGCAAACTCAGTTGCCTCTTGATCAGATTTTGGAAGTTTATCCCATATACTTTGTAAATGATCAAAATCACGTACATTAACATAATCCCAATGGTTATCAAAATTTGTCATTGAGCATCCTTGACGTGCGCCAAGAATTGCCCATATACCGTTAGGACTATCAATACCTACATTCATCCACGTTAGTAATCTATGTAAATTTTTCCAATGTATTTTTTTAGAAAAATCGTCAGTGGTAACTGGTACGCCTCTATCTAAACTCATTTTAACGCCTTCACGAAATCCGGCTCTCCATGCCTGATATGGTGTTGCATTATTATGTACAGTACTAAAACAACTGTTCATTTGTATGTATTCAGCATCCCAACAAAAATCAACTTGTGCATTAGGGTCATCCGCAGGTGCATTTTCATGTGTTTTCATATCTAACACATATTGCTTAGGCCATAATTTTAGGCCGCCATTGCCGTACATTAATCCATTTATTGAATTATATCCGCACCAACTGATCACACACTTAGATAAATCTTTATGCTCATCAAAGTCTAATTCCTGATTAAAGAAATTTTCGTGTACAATATTATCAGCATCTACTGTAACAAATCTATCAGTATCTGATAAATTAGCACAGGCTTTGTGTGCAGCATCGCTACCTTTTACACCGTGTACACGTTTAGTCCAAGGTGCCTTATTACATAAGTCTGCGTAATTTTTTTCTGCGTTGGGTTCGTCGTAGCTGAGATAGATAATGTCAAAATCTATTATTCTAAATTTACTCATGTTTTAAACTATAGGATTCGAAAAATTTTATCGTTGACAGCATTATTTTAGACAGATCATTTTCTAGACTGCTTTCAAACGGAATAATAACTTCTCCATTTTTAATTAGTTCGTCTAGATTAACTGTTACAGTTCTATATAAAAAGTTCTTATTATGCTTTGAAGTAATAAAAATGTATAACACATAGTCAACAATGTTGTTAGTTAATCGTTTTTGTTCATTGTCTGATAATAATATTTTCCAAGACGAATTAGTGTGAACAACATTCAAACAAGAATCCAGAGCTGACAATGAAATAGGTACTAATACTGACGACTTTAAGTCTTGGTTAATAATCTTTGAAACAAGTTCAAATGTGTTGCTAGGATTAAGAACTACTTTGTACTGTCTTGGATCCTGTTTACCTTCTAAAAAAGGCCTAACTTTTTCAAAATCAATTTCAAAGAAATTTGTAAGGTCTTTACGTTTTTCGTTTGTCATTGAAAGAATATCGTAGGTCACCGGATCAAAGTAGATCATATACTTTGATATTAATGGTATTGAATACTTTTCAATAAGTTCAGGAGTTAAATCATTTTCAATAATTTCAAACATTATCTAACTCCAATACCTTTAAAATTTGCTCAGTTAAAAATTCATTTTCTACATAATGAAATATTTTATTCTGTTTAATTTGATTTACAAAAAGTTCAAAATTGTCTGTCATATAAAAATCAGCAGAGTCTGTCCAGCGACTAGGTGCTGGACTCCATTGCTGTATATTAGGTTTCATATGAACAAACGTAAAATCAATATTTGGATTAGTAACTTGATCTTCAATACCTAAAATTTTAATAGCAATCGCAGCACTAACGTCCATGCTTAACCATCCCTGTGTAACCTTGGGTGTAATATTGCTGTAAAAAGATTGCCAATTTCTTGCTACTAATTCTAATGTTTTATAGAATTCAAAGGCAAAGGCAGTTTTCTTAAAATAATGCAAAGCAAAATATATATTTGGTAATTGATTTTCAATGAATGTACGTCTATTCTTTAGATCAGTGACGACTCGCTCTTTATGATCAAACACTTTAGATGAAAAGAATAGATCATAATTTGATAAATGATCCCATGTTTCAATTAGATCGTTAAAGAATATCATATCACTATCTAGTACAATTGTTTCATCGTAAGGACTAGCGTAGATAAACTTCCATCGATTTTCTACTTTCCATAATGTGCCTTCTGCGCTATCTTCCCAAGGAATAGGAATAATATTTTCAAACGCATGTTTATACTTGTCAGGAACTTCATTGTTAGTTAGTAGACTAACAGACTTATGTTGAGATTGAGTTCTACTGATCGACAGTGCTAAAATGTACGCTTGACGAACATAGTCAATGCCGTCACTGTTTTGTGCTAAAATTAAAAATCCTTTATTGCTCATTGATATACCTCGATAAACTATATTTGTTCATAACGTGAACATCAAGTTTGTTAGTTTTTAATAAAGTATATTCTCCGTGCTTCTGCTGTTTTTCAACTAAAAATTGCATTGCAGTGTCTTTAACAGATTGTAATAAATCTTTATCTAGTGTATAATACAATTTTCCAGGCAATGTAGTAGCAAATAATAAATTTGAACTGCCACTAAACATGTGAATCGCAATGGAAAAGGCAAAATCGTTTCTAAAAGCCTTTGTATCAATAGAGTACAATAATCTATAGTAAGTCCAATTTGCACGAATATGTTGTATAAATTTAAAGAACGCTTGCGTTACTGGAGTTTTCTTAAAATAAAAAACAGTTGCCCAATAAAAAGGAACTGAAAATTGATTCAAATATTTAAATGCAGTAGTATCGCGCCATTGAGCTAGATCATAGCTGTCTTTGTATATGGCAAAATCATTATCGTTATTCCATACCTTATCTAAGTTATCAGAATTTATAATAAAGTCTGCATCAATTACCAATGTTTCTTCGTAGGGGCTAATATCATAGCAATCTGATCTGGAGAAATTTTTCCAATGCAGCATCTTAGACGATAAAGACCCGTCATTAAATTGTTTGTTCTGTAAAAATTCACTATTAACATCAATAATATTATCAAACACACCGGAATCTTCACTATATTTTTCCATTAAATATTCACGATTTTCTGTGACTAGAGTCACAGGAACATTCAAATGTTGCTTAACTTGTTTAGCAGAAAATATGGCTATTTGTGTGTAGTCAATATCAGAGTTATTCTGAGCAAATATTAAGACTCCGCGTGTCATAGTTTAATTAAATCCTCAATTTTTCGTTTAGATTTAATCTCGTTGTAGGTAGTTTGATATAGTGCTGCTGCTGTTGTATATTGATTTAGAATAGATTGATAAAAATCTTCTAAATCTTCAACAGTTACTGGCACAGTATTATCATCAATAAGTACTACATTCTTTAGAAAACCGCCGTCAATTAATACCTTAACAAAGGTTATAAGTTCCCTTGTAATTAAAAAAGACGATCCTTTGGTATAATAAATGAGACTTTGTTGGAATTCTTCAAATGCAACTCTGCGTTGATTTGTTAAGGTAGCCATAAAATTGGCTGTCTGAAGTGCTTGGTCTAGCTGTCCAGTCATGATAACTCCTGATTAATATGCATTTTTACTTATGCTACTAATCAGGAGTTAAATTAGAATCTGGTTAATTCTATTAGGTCCAAGCTGAGCCAACAAATGTTGGCGTTGGAGCTGGAGTAGAAACATTAGCACCACTTGGACGACCCATAGCTACAGCACTGACTAGAGTGCCGTCTACGTTTTCGTCAACACCTGGTCCATATGGAGCTGGTCCATATTGTCCAACTCTGTCACCGCCCGGATCACTATCCTGGAATTGAATTGAAAAATATACCTTAGTTGCGCCACCCGATGTATTGTTAGCAACGTCACATTTGGCCTGTATTATGTAATGATTTTCTGAGTACGACCCAGCTGGTGCAGGTTTATCAAATATTGTTTGATAGGTAGTGGTCAATGCATAGAACCCAATAGAATAAGCTGTACCAGTACCTGTTCTACTAGTGGTACTATAGTTCATCGAAACAATACCCGAGTCGCTTAACATTGTTGTCCAGACAGCATTTTTAATAGGAGATATACCGCTAGTTGTTCCACCAGAACGGCTTGCACTAATACGGAAATCGCCGCCAGCATTAAAATATGCTCTAGCAGCAGTGGCACTACTAAATGTAATCATTACTTCACTAGTTTTAGTACCATTCCAAGCTACTGTACTTGTATTTGTTATAAATGCTTCACCTGTTGCAAGTTGATTTGCAGCAACCGCAAATTTACCGCTAACACATGTATTTGCAAAAGTGTCATATTCAGTTAAGAATAGATCAGTAACTACTAGATATGCATTAATAGTAATAGGGGATCCAGAGCTAGCAACTGTTTGACTTGTATTAATAGTCCAAGAAGTTCCAGACCCTGAATTAATTACTGTACCCGGAGTTATTTGTCCAGCTAGGCCGTATAATGCCATACCTTTTTGTATTGACCCACTAGTTACTGTTACTACTGTTAATGTTGTTCCGCTAATATATCCTGTGAATGTTGCAGCAGTTGATGCAGTAACATCTACTAAATTTGCACTTTCGCTTACACCTGTTTGATGTTGTCTTGCTCTTAGTAAGTCATTGCGTAACGCAGTCCAATGACTAGCTCTAATAGCGTCTGTGCTAGTAACTTGAGCACTTGATAGAGTCTGATTATACCCACTTTGTCCAGATCCGACTCCCATCACACCCGAAATTTTAGTTTGGATATTATTATAATCAGATGCTAATATTGATGTACCTACGCCTGCCATATTAATTCCTTATAAAATAATAGCTTCAACTAACTTTATGCCTAGCTCATTACTTGATTCTAAGGCAATAGCAAATACTTCAGATGATGGTGTTAGCGATACTGATGCTGTGCCAGCAGCTCCTGCTACTAATCGTTGTCCTTTTCGAACTACGCCAGAGACTTTGACTGGTACACGACCTTTAAGTGCAATTGGTTGTCCTTCTGCTTCGCTATTCATTAAATACGCTGGTTTTTCTGATATTACGCCAATTGCGCGATCGCTAAATGTACATGCAGTAACTTCTTTTTCTCCGCCCACTGCAACTACTGTACCAACATCGTACTCTTTATCTGTGGCATAAATCTCAGCCAAGTCAGCGTATCTTGCTGAACTAGCTGTGCCATCAAATAGTGTAGCATATAATTTACCAGTACCGTCGCGAACTGCAACTGAGTTTGCGTCACTAGATACTTTACCAACTCTTGCATTACCACTAACGTCTAGTGCTGTAGCAAGTGTTGCAGTTCCATTGAATGAAGTGGCCCAAACTGTGGCAAATCTAGCTGAAGTTGATCCAAGGTTATTAGTTACTCCGCTAGTGCCTCCTGGCAGAACATCATAACCAACAATATTAATAGGGTTAACTGGCGATCCAGTAACTCTAGTTCTAAACTTAATTGTATCGCTGAGGAAATTTTCTACTACAGGAAACGTACCTGATTCGATAGAAATTTTAAATCTTGGAGTAGTACCTACTGTAAATCCTAAATCTGGAAACTTAACTAAACTTGTAAACACTTGTTCGCCAGTTTTTTGCACAAACTCGCTTGCAGGTACAGGCTCTCCGCCAACAATAAGCGAATCAGCACTTGAAGCAGTTCCGTAAAATCTATAATCTGCACTAGCGCCATAGTCAACCGTGTTAATAGTGCTAGTTTCTGTGTAGGCTAGTGTAAGACCTCTGCGTATTGGCTGATCGTTAAATCCGTCAATAGAGTTACCAGTATCGCCCTTTAGTGTAAATGTCTCTTTAGCAAGAATAAACACTGTTTGATCATCAACAATACCTTCAATAATAGCATGTTCAGAATCGCCGTCATCTAAAATAGTTCGACTTTTAACTTCTGTTGTACCAAATCCTGCTACACCTTGTGGCCCGATGATAACAAATTGACTGCCGTTCCAAGCGTTTAGTTGATCTGTATCGGTATTAAACCAAAAATCACCAACAGTTAAGCCAGTTGGTTCTGATCCGCCTACTTCTGCGCCGCCAGTTGTTCTCCAATTGCCGTTTTTATCGTAAAATTTTAGTTTGCTAGAAGTAGAATCGTACCAAATTTGGCCTCTTGTTGGTCTAATTGGTTCATCGCCCCCTGCAAAATTTTCTAGTAAATACAAGAAATTCTGGTTCTGAATTTCTCCGTATCCGGCGTAATTTTTACCGATCAACTTAAGACTTGTGCTCTGATCAATCGTACCATCAGCAATTGTAGCTAACGATCTGTCATCATAATGATTTATGCTATAAGGCATCCTATAACCCCTTGTTCTTAATATTTATGCTCGAAACTTAAACACTACTAGCTGCACTACTGGTAAAAATCCAAGTATTGCTAGTAACTGTATAAATTTTCAAAGTTCTTGTGTTCTTTACTACTCCGTCGCCTGCATCGATGGTATTTGACGCTACAACATCCTGTACTACTGTATGACTATCTACGCCAATTGTAAATGTATCATAGCTTTTAGTAAGGTTTGCAGTAGGATCTGTATCAGATATGGTAACAGGAATACTGTTATAACTCACTGTAGTAAATGTGCAATGTACTCGACATATTGTTCCTTCGTAATAGTCTTCAGCTGGATATACTTCTTGTATCAATGTAGCAATTTCACCGTTGTCTAGTGCGCCGCCGGTACTATCATTAATATTCACTGATAGTCCTAAAGACCTAGATTGTATATAAGTCTCTAAAAATCCTTTGTTCACTGCATCGGCTGCATAAGCTGGATCACCAACATTACTGATAATCTTTCCGCTAACATTAACAGTATTAATACCAGCCGGTGCTAGTATTAAGTCTCCAGCAGCAGCTGAAATTGTATTACCTGTTATTGTAAAATTAGCAACAGTTAAATTGTTCAACGCACCTAGGCTGTTAATACCCGGAGCATTGGTAATATTAACTCCTAATGAATCTTCAGTTAGTACATCAACGCCGTCAATCTTGTATGTTTTTTCGGCTGCAAGATTAAAGTTTTCACTAGAATTCCAATATTGATTTACTGGATCTACTGCATTTCTCCAATTGAGCAGTTTGTCTGTTGTACCTTTAAGAGTAATGCCGCCACCGTCTGCTAATGTGTCCGAAGGTGATGTATTATCAGAAGGTTTAGCCAATTCAATATTTTTATCAGTGATAGCTAATGTTGAAGTGTATATAATAGTAGTGTCGCCGAGTACTGTTAAGTTTCCTCGAACCACTGCACTACCATTAACATCAAGTTCAGCAACTGGTGTTTCAGTTAAAATACCAAATCTTGGTGATATTACTTTTCCAACAGTACCTTCTGTGCTTTGACTCTGGGTAGTATTGTTTGCAAAAGACACAGTTGTAGTTGTGCAATCTGTTACTGTATAAGTTCCTCTATATCCTATTGGAATAATAAAGTTTATTTCAATTAAGTCGCCAATAGCAAATGGAGCAACAAGTTGTTCGTCAAAAGTAATTGTTGCTGTACTACCATCGCCTGTAGCATCAGTAGTAGTTATACTAAGTGATCCTGGATTGTATAATGTAAACCCTTTAAGTAACGTACCAGTACTTGGTTTTAGTTTTACTGAGAAATTTTGTCCTACATTATTTCCTCTAATATCAAAACTGTCACTGTCAACACGAATTTCATTATTTTGGCCTGGGCCAAGTATCAATGGAAAATCACTTTGTAAGGTTAAAGTTCCTTGATCAATTATGCTATCTCCAATTGTTTGAACAAAATTATCTGATGTCAATAGGATACTAACTTTTCCCGAACCTGTTCCAGCGCCAGTGGCTGTAAAAGTTAATCCTAGAACATTGTCAGCTGCACCTATTGCTGTAAAGTCAGTAGTACCTAATGAAGTTATTAAATATTGAAATCCCTCAACAGTATCTATTGCATCAATTTCTGCAGGAGATTTTAGTTTATTTGTAACATCGACTTCAGCTTTAAATTGTAATGGCAATCCTGTGCTAGGGCTAATATAACTACTGATGTTAAATCCAGGAGAAATATTACCTGCAAAGTTTGTAATTGGTGCAAGAGGTGTAAATTCATCAAGTGAAAAAATTCCAAACAATGTTCCTGCAACCCACATTTCAGCTACAGTATGGGATTTGTTTAATGTATCTATAATATTACTGATTACAAATCCTGATGTATTCTGATCTTTTGTATAAACTGGTCCAGTTAAAATCCAAATGCTTCCATCATAGAATTTTAGCTGCTGTGTTTCGTTATTAATCCATAGGTCGCCTGCAACTGGATTTATTGGTGCTGTAGGTGTTACAATTGTACCGCCTGATACTTTAAAATCGTTACCATCATAAACTTTTAATCTATTCTGTGTAGTATCAAACCATAACTGTCCAGTGACAGCATTTAAAGGTTTAGTTCCGTTGGCAAAGTTTTCTAATAGTTTAACAAAGTTTTCATTCATGAATTCTCCGTAACTAGAAGAATTCTTTCCTATAAGCGTTAAATCTGTAGCAGTCTGATCAACAGTACCGTCAATGACCTCAGTTAATACTGAACCATCTGTTTTGTTTATAATATAACTCATGCCAATACACCTGTATAAATGATATAATTAATGGTCAAGTAAGGATTCATTGAATTAGCTGGTTGACCTACTAACGGTGCATCAATATTTCCGCTGTGCGGAAGATAATGTGCCTGGTTAGCTTGGCTAGCGCCAAGATCTAATCTTGCATCTAAGTCAGTTGGAGTACCAGTAGCATTTCTATAAGCGTAATACTGCTGACCTGCGGTTCCGTCAGCTCTTCTTCCTCGCATATTATGTCTATGGTCTGGAAGGTTGCTTACTGATAATGTAATTGTTTCTGATCCAGTTCCTGCGCCTAATGTATCTGCTGCAACGTCAGTTACTCTATCAGCTGGGCCGCCGCCGGCATCTGTATATACTGCTGTACCAGTGCCGTTAGCCTCAGCTTCACCCGAAGCTTTTGTTTTAATTTGTAATGGAAGATTTGATGCGGAATCCGTATTCTCCATGTTGTCTTTGCCTAATGGGAATCGACCTCTCAAATCTGGTAATGCAAAAGACTGATATCCCTTTAACAGTGAAAAATCTCTATAGGTGTAACCAATAATTGCAAACAGTTCTCCGTAGGTGCTTCTTGGAACTTCTGCACCATCGCACAATAAAAATCCTTTTGGAACAACTGATCCAGCAAATGGCAAAATGCCGCCAACTGGAACTGTAGCAACTGAGCTAAAGAAAGTTTCTTTTGTTGTTTTTCTAATTCCAGTACCTGGACGATAAATTAAAAACTGATCTGAATTTGTAGAATTTGTTATTTGTGTTTGTCTTGTAAAAAACGTTTCACTAATTACAGTATTAAAAGTGGCTGTTTGATTTTCTGTTACTCCGTTAAACACCAAAGGAGCTGCTGTAAGAACGTCTCCAGTAATATAAAATGAAGTTGAATCTAACAATTGTCTTGCATACTGTGAAGTAGTTCCAGAACCTAAAGAACCAGTAAAACTTCCAGTAAAATTACCAACAAAAGTTTTAGCATATACATTATTAAATTTCTTTGTTGAACTACCTAAATCATAAATGTCAGTAGTACTTGGTAACATTGCAACTAATGGAGTGGATCCTGTGCTGCTAGGAGTAATATTAATAGTCCCGTTAATAGTAGTATCACTGCCTACTATTAATTTTTTAGTAACTACTGCGCCGCCTGCTGTAACTAAACTTGCAGCATAAGATCCAACAGATCCAGATGCTTCTAATGTTCCAGTAATAGAAATTTTACCGTCTGTGGCTATATTTCCACTGACATCTAATGCTTCTGTTGGGTTAGTTTTATTAATACCAACAGTTTTTGTACTGTCTACTCTAATAACTGTAGCAGTAGTTCCAGAATTATTAACATTTAAATCAATGCTTGATCCTGCAACTGAATTATAAATTACGCCAGCATTGCCATCAACTTGTAGAGATAATCGTAAATCACTACCTACAGTTAAACCACCGTCATTTTTAACATAAAGATTATAGTTACTAGTACTTGTTTGATCGCCTCTTAAGAAATTTACAGAAGCAACGTCAACGCCATTAACAATTAATGAATTAGCTTTATCAGCTGTTCCCCAAAATTTGTAAGTACTAGAAGAAGATAAAGTAACACCTTGCTTAATAGCTGTAAATCCAGATACTGTTCCCTTAGGAGTAAACGTACTTTTACTAAAAATTGCTATACGCTCGTTGGCTACATAGCAACTAAGAACTGAATATGGTACGTCTAATAAATCTGTAATAGTTTCAACTTCAAATCCAGTTTTTGATCCTGCGCTATATTGAGGACCAACTAAAATCCATGAAGAGCCTGTCCAGACTTTAAGTTGTTGATTTTCTGTATCAACCCATAGATCGCCAATTGTTTTATACACCGGAGCTGTAGCGTTTTTCTTAACACCACCAGTTTCTGTCCATACACTACCGTCCCATACTTGGAGCTGACTTACGCCTGGACTATTGTTAAACCATATCTGGCCTTCTACTGGATTTAATGGCTCTGTGCTATTAGCAAAATTTTCTAGTAGGTGTAAAAAGTTTTCTGCAATATACGCAGCATAACCTGCATAATTTTTACCAACAAATGTTAAACTAGTTTCTGTATTAAGTGATTGATCTTCAACAACTTTGGCAGTTTTTGTTGGATTATTAGTTTCTGTAAATCTAACTGTATAACTCATATTATACTCCTGCTAAACCGGTTAATGTTTGAATACGCACAGTATAATCAATTTGAATTAAACGATTCAAAGATTTTTGTACAGGATGGAAGATAACGTGAGTTAAAAGTAAACTGTTACCAGTTGAACTATAAGATTTTAATCCTAATTCATCAAAGACATATGACCCTTGATTATTACTAGAGTTATCAAATGCTTGTTGATCACTTGGCTCACCGTAGTCTAGTAAACAAGTAATAAACACATCAGTGTAGTTTGTGCCTGATACATGTCGAGTCTCAATGTAATTTCTTGTTGGATCTGTATTAGTGCTAGCTTGGTCGTCTACAACTTTGCTATATGTTTCGCTGTATAAGCCTGCGCTAGAACCCGTTGAATTTGGTGAAAGATATGTAATAATACCAGTAGGGTCAACGGTGGTTCCACCGTTACCAAAAGCCATTTCATAGATAAATCCTTGGCCACTATCAGCAATACTCTGTGCTAGAGCAATACTCATGTTTTCATAATGAATAGCATTACGTTTATTAATGAAGACTTTTTTAGATTCTGGATCCCAGATCTTAATGTGTCCTTCTATATGAATTCCCGTTAAATCTTTACTCTGCATAGTAATCTCTCGTTATTTTATATTTATCAACAGTTATTATCTGGTAGTTTAATGTAAGTCTTCCCACGCTGAGCCGGTATAAACTTGTAATTTTGCAGCTGATGAATTAAACACTACTGCGCCAGCAACTGCTTGGATTTGGTCCCTGTCACCCTGAGTGTAGGAAGGAAATACCACAGGACTCTGCATTAGAATTTTCTTATTAGCACCGGCTGTTACTGTGATTTGATCATCAGCATCAATTTCTATCACGCTAGACCACGAAGCTGATTCTCCATCAGTTTTTAAAATATATCCATCATTACCCGTTTGACTAGGCAATCCTGTAATCGCTGTCCAATTTAAAATTGTTCCATCAGTTTGAAGAAATTTACCTCCGTTTGTTGCTCTAGGAGGTAAAGGTTCTGGTAATTCAATATATTCCCAACTAGCAGCAGCGCCGTTAGTTTTTAAATATTTTCCGCCATTTCCACCTTGTGTTGGCAGTGATGGAGGAATAGTTACGCTTCCCCAACTAATACTACTCCCGTCAGTGGTTAAAAACTTTCCGCTTTGACCACTTTGAGTAGGTATTTGACTGTCTGCGCTTAACACACCAGTTGGACTAATTGATAATCGGGTTCCAACTTTAATTGCCCCCAATGCACTACTAGTTGCCTTTGTTAACATTGATGTTCGTAGTGTTGACAGCGTACTAAGGTTAGTTGCATTGTCTGATACAATTACCACCGATAGTGTATCGTCAAGTGTTTCTAATTTTACTAAATCTTTTAATCGTTTTGCCATTTATAGCTCCAAGGGGTTTCCGTTTTCGTCGGCTAAGATTTCGCCGTCCTGATCAGTTATATTATTAATTAGTTCTAAATCAAATTTAATAAATTTAGAAATAGCATTGTTAGACTCTGCTAATGAAGATCCATTGTCTTCCCAAATTTTTCCAGTGCGTTTGATCACAGTAAGGGCAACATTTTCAGATATTAAATCAGTTAAATTGATAACATTTGACGAATTACTTACTGTAAAGTCAGCATCAAATGTTATATCCCCTTCAGGACTTTCATTATGCAGATAAGAATTATGTACTTCATAGGAATCTTTCTTTAATCGAATATTGCCAATAAAGAACTGCCAGCGAGGTTCTGCAATTCCAGTTATCTCGTCTACATATTCTAAATCTGCAAAGAACTCACTGCTAGTATGTGATGCTAGACACTTATAAGTATAACTTCCGTAGGTAACGAGTTCGTTGACAAGATAAGTTATACCAGTTGCCCATGGTCCTTTAACTATCCAACCGCCAGCAAATACTTCTACTGCACTCTTTGGTAGTAATGCCGCATCTGTTGATGTTAAATTAGCACCCTTATATTTGTGTGCAGTAGTAAACCCGCCTGGGATTGCTGTCTCAAGAGTATAATTATAACTTGTGCCATCGGCAATTATCTGTTCAACTATTGTATCATCTTTATAAGGAATTGTTTCTGTTATTCCAATATCTTGAACAACTGTCCCGGCATTATATACTTCTCTAACACCAGTACCCAATGTACCTCTACGTAGTTGACTTAGTACGTTTCCAGTTTTTAAGAAATATTCAATACGTTCGCCTCGGATTTCAATAATCCCAGGAAGATTTAAATCTCTATTTGGCAGTGATACCACTCTGTCATCATTAATAACAATTTCAGTATCGTAAAAATGAAGATCATTTTTAAGAGTTGTCTGACGACTCTTTCTTAATCTCTTATAATGGAATCTGTTTAACATATCTTTAAATTGCATAAAGCTAAACGACTGTTGAACTACATTACTTCCAAATGTCATTACAGTGAATTTATCTCCCTCAAGTGGTTCTTTAGCCAAGGTCACTGAAGACAAATTAGCATTTAATCTATAGTCAATACTAGATTGAAGTATGCGGCCATTCTTAATTAACCATACTCTACTATCATTAACTACAGAACGATCAAGTTTAATTATTTTTCCAAAAGGTTGATGATAGGTATAGTACTCAAATGTATCTGGTGTTAATGTTGAATTTACTAATACATTAATATCAGTTCTTTGAATTTCCATTGATTCGTGTTTATAAAAACTAATCACGTTAATTACAGTACCGTCTGCTGGCGCTTCAGCAAATGTAATTGAAGAACCGTCACATGTATATGTTGAATATCGATTTACACTGATAGTTAATTGATCGCCTTCGTACTCATGGTATGCACGATTTTTTAACTTTATTGAAATCTTTGATAAGTCAACTGTATAGTCAGATCCAATTTTTAACTTTTTATTATTAGCAAATACAGAAATTTGATTTACATCTGGTTCGTATGGTACAAATCTATTTTTAGGGATGTAGTATTCATACTGATCATTTTCAATAGTATAATATGTGCTAGTTGGTGATGTGTAGACTAGAGGTGCTGCATCATCTTCTGAAGAAGCATATACTAACATATTCTGTTCTAGCGGAAGAGAAGTTCCTACAACGTTTGATAGAAGATACGTTACACTATCTCCGTCAGCGGTAAATTTTTCAGATTTCATTAAGCTGAAGTTATCAACAGTAGACGATGCTAATACATAATTAATAATCGAATCTACTGGAGGTATAATTGCAAAGCGAATTCCAACTAGTCCAACAATTTCGTAACTAGTGTCTGTTTCAAATAACTCATAGGAAACAGTTTCTCCGTTGAGATATATTAATCCGGATACTCCAGTTCCCCATGATGCATTAGTTATGAATTCGTTACTAGTACCGTCAGATACAAAATAGTCTATTTCTAGTAAATTTGCTCCGCTGAATCCAAATGTAATTATTGAAATCATCGATCCCACTGGTGGTTCAGTAATTAAAATCACTTGTTTATTTGCATAATCAACAGTAAAGTCTACATCAATAACCAATGGTTTAGGATCGTATCGAAGAGCATTAGCTGTAGGCGTATCCTTTGCTGGACCTGAAACTAGAACCATTACTGCTTGTTTGTAGCTTAATGGTTGATCAAATGTAAAAGCAGTTGTAACACCGTCAAATACATAATTGTTATAATCAATATTTGCTGCACCGCTTGATGGTCTAGTTGTAACTTTAACTGCTACTGTGTCGACGATCTGTCCAGGAACAACTTCTTCTGGACCATGACTAGTGGTTGCATTAACAAACTCGTCACCGTCAATAATAATATCATCTGCTGCAAGACCAGTTGCTGTTGAATAAGCTAGGTTTCCGCCACTTAGCGAAGTATCATAATCAGTATCTTGTGGTTTAATTGACCCATCACTAGTTGACTTCCTAAAGATAAATGTATCGCCGGGATTAGGTGTTAACAGTGTATCTGAAATAAGAATTTTCTTTGTAATTCCGTTACCAATAAATGTTGCAATGATCGTTGTAGTTGTAATTGGATTATCTGCATCGCCTGCATCTAATGTTCCGTCAATTACATAAGCCGAATCACCACCTTCAATGATATCAAGGAAGTTTTCAGTTGAAGAAACTCCGCCGTCTTCAGTTATACTAACCGTTGTATATGGAGTGCTGTCAATTCTAAAGAATCTTTCTGTACCAAATACTTTGTAGTAAACGTTAATTTCTTCTCCAACTGCTGGAGTGTACGGTAGCGTAAATTCATAGTATCCGCTTACTGACTCGAGACCGCCAACTGTAATACTATAATCTTCATAAGTTGGATCTAGCGAGTCCCAAGCATCGGTAAACCAAGGAGTTGATCCCCATCCTTGGGTTACTTCAAATCCTAGGCCTATTATCTGTACTCCGCCATAATCAACACCGTGCATTAATTGTGAAGTATCTTTTCCAATTTCTCCAGTAGCAGGATTGTAGTACCAATTAATTCTATCAGCAGCTGATAGGTAATTAAAATCTTTAATATAGGTAATTGTTACATCTACACCTTTATCTGGAGCAGTTTCTAATGTTAAAAGACCGTAATAACTAGTATATCCTCTTGTGACGGATTTTTTACTAGTCAAAGAATATGTGCCTTTAATTAATTCAATACCGTTAACTGTAACAGTTGAGTTAAGAATATCTGTAGACGGACTCCATTTTAAATTAAATGTTTTTTGTGTAGCGGAAATCGTTGTAAACGTTTCTGTTTCTTGCAATTTAGTAATATAATACTGTCCGCTTACTCTGTCAAATTTAATTTTTATGTAATTGGAACGAACAACACTGTCACCAATAGTTGCAATTGCTTTAGCAGCAACACCGCCTTCTAAGGCCAAGCCGCCGTCTAAAGTTATTGTTGGAACGCTAAAATATCGTGAGCCAGGTGTTAGTAATACAATTCGATTTACTTTACCCTGAGAGATATAAGCCTTAGCGGTTGCACCAGTTCCGTATCCTCCGGTAATTCTAACTTCAGGAGCTTTTAAATATCCGCTGCCTCCGTCAATAATTGTAATAGAAGTTAATTTAAATCCTGCATTGTCATACCAATTGCGCCAAGGATACTCATACACATCATCAAGATTAGTTAAAATTTCACCATCGACTAATGCTGTTTCAATTGGCATTAAAATATTATTTAGATAGGTGGTTTGTAAATCAAAGTCAGTGACCATATTGTATGCAGGATCTAACTTATCGTAAGAACTAACAAATTCTCTTATTTTTGTTCGATATGGCTTGACTTCGGTTACATACGATTCAAAATCTGACAAATTATCATTGTTATATGTTATTTTTTGTTTTAATTGTCCAACATTATGCTGTGCTCTCACAAAACTAGTTTTAAAGATCCAATCAATAAATGTTTGTTCTGAGAACGCATAGCGAACACACGCAAAAAATGCATCTAAGTAATCTTGTTTTAAATCATCAATTAAAATTTTATTTCTTAGAGCAGTGAGAATAATTCTTACTTCTATAGCTGCGGTGTTATCATAAATGTCGCCGTCAAATAAAGGACCATCAAAACCTAAATTACTATTAAAGAAATTGTAAAGATTATCTTTAATTTGTATTGTTCCGTTTTCACGACCTATTACTTTATAAGATTGTGTATAGTCAACTGAATTAACATCGGCATATTTTTCTAATAATAACCATCCTCCAGTTCCAACTGAGTTAACTTTAATAACTTGACCAATCTGTGTAGTAAGAGCTGGCAATTGATACGTTGCATCTACAGTAAAATCAATTAAGGTAAACTGATTATATCCAGACGCATACCAATTAGTATAACTCCAATATTTTCTTACATCGTAGTTTTGAGATCTAACTCTTGACCATGCTCTTGTCACTGTGTCATAGGCGTATATACTCCATTGTCCAAGAGCATCTGTATCTGCTTTTACTAGCGCAGAGAAAGTTCTAATTGATAAAACAGTCGTAGACTCGTTATATCCTTCTCCGCTATTAAGTATAGTTGCACCTACAATTTGTCCGTTGTCGTTTAGTTTAGCTCTTAATTTTGCGCCAATGCCGGAACCAGTGACTGTAATATAAGGTGCATTAATATATCCTTGTCCAGACGTAACCACTGTTACAGAAGTAATACGTCCATTTTCAATAGTTGGTGTTAACTCGGCTGTTCTAAAAGTACTAGTACCAATAAATCTTAATTCAGCATCTGTATCAACTACTGTATCGTATAAGCCAGTAACTGTGCTTGGTTCGACTTCGTATTGGTCCAAATCAGAGATATCTCGATCTTCAACAATTGTATACTTAATCAACACCGAATTAATTCTTTCAATATATTGTTTCAGTGCTTCAATTCGATTTATAAACATGCTTTGTCGAGGTCTATTTTCAATACCATATCGCATTTTTGGCGGTAATGAAAAATCTGGCACTACTCTACTGTTGCTGTCTTTACCACAAAGGCTATCAATCAACTTTTCTTCTATGCTAATTGGAAGGCTACTGTTAGGATCGTTGCTAATGATCTTCCATTGGCTATGAGAATTGATACTGTAATCGTCTACAATCCAATATTCAATAGCTAGATTAATATCTGAATGTATTAAACTTTGTGAGATATTTGCTAGACTAAAACTATTAGTACCAGTGAAGGCAATAAACTGTAGTCCTTGTCCTTTAGGATCTGCTATTAAGTCAGCAACATTTTTAGCAGAAAGATATCTATCAGTTACATTTGGCACAATAGTTTTATTCTTGACCCAGAAATAATATGTATTTTTAAAAGTCTTTGATACATTATCATATCGTCTCTTGATACTGTAAACACTATCGCCGTACAAACTAATACCACTTATGTTAGAAGCTAATCCAGTTTCTGTATCAGCTAACTTATCCCAAGCACTTGGTAGAACAGATGATTCTACCCATTCATAGATATCAATGCTAGCAGTGTCATATAATTTGTTCCATGTAGTGTTTCTATAAACTACATCTCCGTTATTGTAGTCAAGAAATTTTGCTCTACTCATATCCCACCACAACATGCCTACTTTTTTATCAGTCCATGCCATGCCGTCATCTACATTAACTGAATCTGTTCCTACAGTATATGTTGCTGGGTCGTAGAATGTCTTAAATTTAATTTCTTGTTCTGCAATACCGGCAATGTTACCTTGAAGCGGATCAATAATATCTAAGTAGGTCACAATTGTATTTGTTTTCTTATTATATAAAAATACTTTTTTAATTTTTTCTAAATTAACGACTGGTAGTTGTTCATGAGATCTAGTCCAAGAATATGCATTTGATTTTTTCTCAAAGGAATATACTTTTCCTGAAATAATACTTTGATCAACTGCGTTTGGAGCTGAGACAACAACTGTATTTTTCTTAACTGCAAATCCTGTACCAAAGCCGGCTTGAGGAATATCAAATGATGCTAGGCTTTCAGAGAATACCCATTTAGAGTAGTACTTGTCATAAACATCTACTCTGCCAGAATCAATAACTTTGTCAAGAACCTTTAATGTATCTCCGTCAAATGTTGTTGGCAATCCTGACGGTGTTGAATATCCTACCTGATCAACGTCAAATGTTAAAATGTTAGAATTATCTCCGTTGACACTAAAAATTACCAGGGTGTCATCATTGTTCATAAAGGAAATTTTAGTTCCAAATTGTTCTGATATTTCCGGAATACGGCTCTTTAAAGTTTGATATGGGGTTGTTGAAAATACTCCATTAGTTTGTTTAAAAACTTTAACAATACCTTGATCAGTAAATGTATCATCAGCATATCGACTGCTTACAGCAAGATAATGACCGTCACTAGATAAAGAAATACTTGAACCAAACTGTTCTGTATCATTAAGATCTAAACCTGTTAATGTCTGCGTTAAGCTATATGCGCTATTTGATAAAGAGTAAATGTATGTTGCACCAGTATCAAGCGATAGTGTAGAAGTATCTTTAGTTGGTGCTGATATTGCTAGATAAGTCCCGTCTGACGATGCTGTAACATCGTGACCGTATCTATCGTTAGCGGCAGAGCCAACAAGTACAATACTATTCATCGACCACTGATCTACTCCGTTAACTGTAGTGTAATCAAATTGATATACTCTACCTTTACTGCTGTCGTGCCCAGTTGCTGACACAAACATAGTAGTATTGGTGGAGAATACAATCTTTGAGCCAAACAATTCAGTAGTTGATAATGACGATTGAGTTGGAGAAACAATATATGATTGTAAAATAAACTCGCCGGCAGCATTTTTCTTATAAAGAGTAATCATACCTTGTGAAGTGTAAGAACTTGCTACTCCGTTAACTGATGCCTTTATCGAAGGAGCAGGTCCCCAGAATGTTGAATTACTTGCTGGATTAGTGTTTACTGGAATTGTGCGCAATGCTATGTAGTAATTTCCATTATAACGAACAACATCGTTTATCACATAAGTTGTCGTAGAATTACTCCATGTTCCTTTATATTGTGTCTTAACACTTGATGCAGTTGGTGTTCCTATTATTAACCAAGATCCGTCTGGACTAAACTCTAATGATTCTCCAAATGCGCCTAGAGAGACAGTTGCTACATCAAGTAAAGTAACAGTTTGTTTTTGAACCCAATTAGCAGAGGCTGTAGCTTTTTCAAAAATTACAATTTGATTTCTAGTATTTGCAACTGCGGCTGTTAATGCTGATGCAGTTACCGCTATAGTTTTACCGAACGCTAAACCAGCTGATGGTTTAGGATTTCTAATAATTTTTTCAGTATAGACATTACTATGGGCATAAACACTCCATTTGCCAGTGCCATTATCATCTACCCATATCACTTCGTCTGTTTTTAATCTATTAGGAATTATTGAACTAATATTATCAATATGACTAGCACGTTGTGTAGTAATTTTAAATATCAATAATACACCAGGATCAACTGTATTTGGATCTGGAAAATCTTTAAATTCTTTATTAATTGTAATTGTAGTTAAATTAACAGATGAGACTTTATGAAACCCTTGAATACTTGTCTCGTGTAAAATTCCAATAATGTCGTTTGCTGATATGTTAGGAATTATATCTGTAGTCAATGTTAAAACTTTAGTTGTCTTATTATATGAAACAGTTTGAATATTAAAAATAGATTTTGTTAGTCTGTAGATATTCCAGTCACGGCCTTCAAACGCACAGTGAATATACGATCCTTCTGAGAATTGCGTAATATCTTTAGAAATAATTTCATCTAAAGTATCAATATTAATATCTACTTCATCTGTTTTTACATACCCGGGAGTTCGTAGATAAGGAGTAAAATTCTCGTTAACTGGCCACGGAGCAGAATTATAATTTAAAGGTTTTAGATAAACGTCATTAGGTGTTTGACGCACAACAAAATCAACACTATTGTTGATAGTTGATGAAACTAATTCGTACGGCTGAGGATTTAATTTAAACAAACTATCGTTTAATTCAAACTCAATTTGTTCAAATGCTTTTGAACTTCCGTATTGGCCAACACGAACTGCCCACTCTTCAAAGAACTTAATACTTTCTTTATTATCAGCACTTAGTACATCAAATAATTTGTTAAGAACATTCTGCGTACCCTTTTCAATAATCATACCTTGATAGAATTTATATTCTGAAATATCGTCTTGAATGATATTCTCAAGGTACTGACGTTTCTGATAACCAATTAAATGCTGGGCCATTCTTTGTTGGCCAACATCAAAGTTGTCACTATCTAGGCTGTAGAAATCTTCAAATTGTGCTGCCTTGTAACTCCAATTTGGTATCATTCTTGAAGTAGGTTTTTCTTTTAATTTAATCCAATCGTTAGAATCAAATTCAAGTACGCCTGGTAAGAAGGCATTGGCACTATAATAAAATTCTTTGTATCTTACAACATCACCAAGATTGTAGTCAGTCCATGCCGCCCAATTTTTTATTAGAGCTTGGTCATATATAAATCCTGGAATGTCGAATCCGCCTTTCCAATTTGTAGAAATATATCCTGAAACTTTGATTTTTTCTTGACGATATCCAGTTGTTTGTTCGTAGATTGTATCATTAAACAATGTAGTGTTATCTATCAATAATATGTGTTCTTTTTGTACAAGATAGAAAGTAGCTCCATAAATTCCTTCTGTGTTTGCTACAGTATATTCAATTGTATTATCATCTCTAAAAGAATTAATAAATTCAGGTTCTAATTTTTCGCCGTCTGCTTTAAAAAATTCATAACCGTTAAATTGATCGCGAATATCTTCTAAAACACAGTAAGGTAAATTTGCAATTAGACTTGTAGCCGCAGGACTTAATGCAATAACACTAGCGCCAATAGTCGAAAGCTCACCTAATTTATTGTACTGTTCTTCATTAAAAAACACCCCAGAGTTGATATTGTTTTTTACAACATAATAATCGCCGTTGTACTGAAGTACTTCACCGCTAACATAATCTTGATTTTCTAACCAATCTGTCCACTTTGTTTCACCTGAGCTCCAGTTTTGTGTAGTCCAGAATAAAAATTCTTTAGCAGCAGTACGCCAGTCTGTTATTGTTGAAAGGTTATTGTTAAACTCGTCAAATTTAAACCCTTGATCTTTTAAGTATTCACCGTAACCCACTAAGAAATCAACAACTTCTTGTATTGTTCTAAATTTAGATCCGTAAGCAACTGTGATTAATTCTGTCTTATCCCATCCAGTTCTAATATAAGCATCTCGGCCACCGACGATAGGAAGTGCTGGTAACTTTTGATAAAAAGTAGAATCAAATGATGACGAAGTAGTATGAGTAACTGTTACTCGATAATATCCACTGTTATATTTTACTAGCTTGCCGGAAACATATTGTTGACCAGATTCCCATTCTGAATATGTTTCACTTATTCCGCCAACATTAACTAGATATCCCGCTTGTATCCAAGGGTAGTAATAGAAATAAGGAGAATTTTTACTATAACCTTTTACTTCATAACCAGTTGATAGTTTAGTAATAATTACACCGCTATATACTAACTTTTTCACCGGTGAGCTAGTGTTCAATACAATTGAGTAGTTTTCTTGAGGTACAAATACACCTCCAGAGGCTGTTGGATTTTTAGAATCAAGTATTAGATTAAATTTTTCTTTTTCAGTGAATCCGCCAATTCTGTAGGCTAGTTGTAGGTTTAAATTTTGTAAGTCGTATTTGTATTGTGTAAGTGATTTTAAATTGTCACTCTGAATATAGTCAATTAAGTAATTTACAAGACCCGATGTTTGTACTCTAGTATCATCAGAATAAATGTTAGGTAGTACTGCATCTGCTAAACGGAATCTAACTTTTGTATCTTTATAAACAATCTGACCAGAAAGATCTCTATAAATTCTTGAACGATCAAATATTCTTCCTACTATAGCTGAAGGGTAAGTTAATAGTAAAGTAGAAATTACTGCAAATGGGAAGTACGAACTTCTTCTCCATGCGGCTTCTACTGGGCTTCCGTCACCAAATACAAAATCTCCTCTAGAACTAGGAGTAATTAGGCCGTCGGCAACATTTGATTCAATTGGAGTTCTTAATAGTCCATCACTGGTAACTGGAATACAGCCTAACAAAAATGGTCTTAAATATTTTGTATTTCTAAAAATTGGTGCATTTGGATCTCTAACTACACCTTCACTAATATCTTGCCACATTACTAGATTATCACTAGTATATGGTGCTGGTCCGTACTGCTCTTCCCACCATGCAGGCATGATGCTAAATCCTAACATTTCCCAAGGACATAGATGAGGTCTATCAGTATCATATATCCACTTGTATATTGCTCTCCAATAGCCCGGAGTTTCTCTACCATCAGGTGCAGTATGACCTGTATAGTTATATGTAAATGGATCTAGTTTATTGTAGGTCAGCGGTTTAGTAAAATCTCTATCAACTAAATTAGTCCATTGATAAAAATTTGGTGATAAGATTTCGTTAAATTCTTGTAATGAATATTCACTATTAGAAACGTAGCGAGGAATGTAGTCGTTAATATCAAATAAACTAGTGTCGTAGTTAAATTTAATATTGTTAAAAATTCTTAATTCTAATTCTAATAATAATTCGTCTCTGTAATCTGGTGTGCCACCTTCGTCGTATGTGCCATAAGCTAGTACATGACTGCCGTCGTGTCCTTGGATCATCCAACGACCATTAGGAATGTTTACAGTTGTATCAAGATAAATTTTAGGTTGATACTTTGGCCATAATCCTAATTTTGTAGGTGTAGAGGGAATAAAACATCCGTCTGTTGTTTCGTATTCAACAATAGTAATTGTATCGTCATTAGCTAGGTTGGAATAGTTAATAATAGCAAATCCGTTACCATCAAATGTATAATCAATGCCATAACTTAATTGTAAACCGTTAACATAAATTAGCACCGCTTTTGGACTTAATTCTCCGATATTAAAATTACTTGATAATGGATAATACTTTGTTCGATAATCAACAACAGTAATGTTAGTTGTTACTGCTGCTCCATAGGGAACCATATCGCTAAAATAATACGGGAATGTTTTTGGTTTATTCTTATTAATTTCATTAAGGATTGCATCAACAAATTCAACTGTATCAACATCAATGCCTAATGTTTCTGCTGTTAAAATAAATTGTCTTTTAAACTTTCCGTAGTCATTTTGCGATTGTGTCAATGCTTTAATAAAGTTGTTATCTTTAGAAGTTAAATGATATAATGCTAACGGCAATGCACCGCTATGTTGAACAAATTTTGTTCCGTATGGATTAACATTGCCAAGATCTCTAATATTACTTGTGCCTGGGAAATCCCCAGAGAACAAAGATAAATTATCAATTATTGAATCAACATGATCTACTACTTCACCTAATGTAAATTGAGATACTTCGTTGTTTAATGGATTATTTTGAAGATTTAACGGTATTTCATAATACCCAACACTATTTTTAGATTGTCGCGCAAACGATTTGATGGTTAGTACATCAGTTTCAGTAATATCATTAACTAGTGTAACTACCTTGTAAAGATTGCCATCAGCTACTGACCACAATGACTTATCTAAACGGCGGCCGTTGACATACACTCGAACAACTAAATCACTAAGATCTGTTATATCATCGTATACGTCAATGTTAAAATTGTTTGTCTTATTTGAACCTCTATAAATTCTTATGATTGGTTGGTAATTTTCAACTTTACTAATTTCCCAAGCATTAGTATATGCTACACTTGAGATTCCGTTAGACTTAATTAATGATCCTGTATTAACAGAAATTGTATTAACATCGTAGATAGTTTTATAAGTGAATGTATCTGATAACAGATTAAAATTAAAAAGAATATCTCCTACATTATTGATATTCTTGTAATCAAGAGCAAATCCTAATTCCGAGTCTGCGCTGCCATCGCCAATAGAATAAGAAAATAATTTAGTCCCAGCGAAAGTTGAGCCTTCATAAACTGTTTTGTCTCCAAAACTATTAAATGTATCATCAACTAAATCAAATAAAGGAGTTTGATTGTTAGTTGTTTTTGTTTGTCCTAGCAGCCATTCGCTGCCGTTATACCAATACATTAAACCTTGTTTTAGTCTTCCGTATTTTATTAGTGCAGTTTGATGTTCAACTGGAGTAGATTCTTCTACTAAATGAATCTGGCGTTGACGACTCTCGCCTGGCGGAGTTACTTCGACAAATTCAACTCTATATATTTTGTTTCGAACACGAATATCGGTGTCAGCAGCAAATGCTACACGATGACCGTTTACTAACGAAACTGCATCAATAGCATAGCTAAGTTGACCTTCTACCTCACTAAATGCATCAGTTGTAACTGTATCAAGTAAATCAATATCAACTATAGCTTCTAATCCAAAATTAAATAATTTTAATCCAGCTTCAAATTCTATGATTGGTCGAATTGCACGGGCTGTTTGATCTAAGCTGGCTATTTCTCCGTTTAAAGTTGCACTAGTTTCTATAACATCCTTATGGAACCAACGATTATATCGACTCCACGGATTGCGATCTTTGCTGGCACGATTAATAACAATGTAATCATTGTTCTTAGGATACGAACTAGCTACTTCAAATGAATTGCTTTCAAAAGGAGTGTCATCAAATAAGATTTCAACTGTACTAGAAAAATTGCTAATAATTTCAAGATCTCTCTCAGCAATAAGAGAAATTGCAGAACCAACACCCTCGACATAAAAATAATCATTGGCATATTTAGAGGGTGTAACTTCACCTCTAAATTTTACTTTCATACCGTTAGATAAAGAAATTCCATTACCTAATTTATAACTTTTTTTACCAATTATTTCTAACTCAACATCAATTTCAGTATTATCTTTTATGTCATAAATTTTAAAAATATTACCAATGTTTGCATCATTTTCACTAACATAGTAAAGCAAGTTTGGAGCATCATCAGGCACAGTGAAAGTTAAAGTTCCACTTTCTATTGCATACGCAGTATCTGGTCCCCAAGTATATCGTTGGTCTGGCCCTTCAACTTTCTGTGTCTTGATACTAAACGGTTCTCCAAGGCTATTAATATCAAAGTGATATGTTTGTCCTCTGTATAATTTAATTACAGGATTACGTGTAAGCCCGTTTGGAGTAAACAAATATTCTTTACTATTGCCCTGATCTTCTATAGTTACAGTATATGTACTAGAAATAGCTCTTTCTTGTCCGTAAACTTCAATGGGTCTAGGACCGTAAGGTAGCCAATAGTATTGCTGGAAGTTAACAAACTTATCCCAATCAATATGAGGGTTCCAAGAATAAAATTCTTGACGGTTTAGTCTTTCATGGTTATCTACCTTTGCACCAAACACACCTAGCTGATTAATATAGTCAATGTAATCTTTATAAAATTCTACGTTTCCTAAATCGTCACTGACTACTAGGCCGGGCTCTAGTTGATAATTTTTTCTAGTGTCGTCAACAGTTGATATAAAAATATCTTTAGAAGTTGAGGACTTTGCATTTTGGCGCCCAATATAACCGTTGATCTTTTTAACAACTCCGGGTTGTGTTAATTGATCAATAGTTGCTTGAATAAATTTTTTATTACTATCAGTTCTATAAAATCTAGGGATTAGATCAGAATTTCGTCTCTTCTGGTCTCCGCCTTTGTATGGAACTGGATTTTCTTTCTGGTTCGCCATTTAAACTCCGCTTGATGAACTGGTGATACTTTGCTGTGTTAGTGCAGTCACTGGAATAGTAGCATTGCCAACAGTTTTAATACTGCTTGATGTAATGCCGTTTATAATTTCTATGTCGTCCACTGATGCTCCATTGATAAACAATTGATCGGATTCAGATTTGATTTCAAATAAACTACCAAAGTTTAATCCGCTGGCCCTAGGTACTATAACAAAATTTGTAATTAGGGGCGATAAATTATTCATCACATAAGTTGATAATTCTGAGAAATAAAATGTATCGCCAAAATCCCAATTTTCTAAGGAAAAGAATTCGTTTATAGAAACAAGAACTCTAGATTTAATTTCGTTATCACTAGCTACTTGTGCTTGATTCTTAGTCACTCTGAATACTGCTTGTACATCAGTAGAAGCTTCAGATCCAAATAAAACTTTATATTTTACTGGGTGGTAAATTATCTCATCGCTTATAGATTTTATTAAATTTAAACTTGGTGATAACGATAAAAATAATGCATCAGAACTTGGAGGCAGAGGTTCATAGGTTCTACTACCCGATAACCATTGTCTAAACTGAATATCATAATTTTTAGTTAATACATATACATCCATTATGTTGCTAACACTTGGGTCAATTCTTGTTTCATAATCTGCACTATGCACATATTGAAATTTAAGATAAGGTCTTCCTTGATATACTTTATAATTTAAAGATGCATTTAAATTGCCACGTAATAAGTCTAATTGTTTTACTACATCAGCATCAATAAAATAAAAATATTGGCCGTCTGTATAGTTTAGTAAACTACCGGTAGCAGTTTCTGAAGATAAAATTATTACAGTATTAGTACTGTTATCAAGGTACCTATAATCTTCTTGCCCTGGTTCAATTGTGTATTTTTCAAGTACAATGTATCGATCTTTGTAGTCAATTAATGAGTTAGTTGGGTCAACTAAATTTTTAAATATTTCAGGATTATCAACTATGCCGTCGTCATTGTCGTCAGCAAATGTAATCTCAATTTTTTTAGTATCTTTATATCCGTCAAGGCCTTTAAAATCTGACGAAATTTCCCAAGGAATATCCACTGTAAACGGTATTGTATCGTTAGGCACAGTGTTGATGTTTAATACATTAATTTTATCTTTAACAATTAAATTTGTTCTACTATCATATATTTTATTAGTAGCGTCAAAATAAAATCTTACTTTTTTATCGCTTTCAAATACATATCTTAATAGACGTGTTGTTACAGTATAATACTCATTGTCAGTCGTGAATAATACTAACCAACTAGAGTCTAATTGTTGATTAGTAAAATCGCCAGCTTTACCGTTATTCCAGTCGCTAGTTTGATTTAAATTTGTTTCAAATATAATCTTCCATGTTCTAGTACCAACAGAATCATAACGTAGACCAAATGGTTTATTTGAAAATATCAAATCAATCATTGTAGATATTGTACCAGTTTCTAACGTAGCTCTCCACTTTGGAATAATCTGTGCTAATTCAGCAGATGAAGGGATTGGGATGCTTAAAGTAACTGGGCCAAGGCCGGTAGATAATAATCCAGTACCCCCAGCTGTGCCATCACCACTAACGCCAACTACCGTTGCCCATAGTACATCAGTGGTATTTAAATTATTAATAGAAGTCAGCTCATTGTTATTATCTTTGTTGAAATAAAAACCTGAAGGCGAATTAAATTTTATTAGTGATCCAATTTCAACATACTTTAAAGTTGTAACAACATAGCTGCCTATCTTCTTTAGATCAGCTGCATCTAATTTTGAATAAAAATAGCCAGTACTTTCGTTAGTATCTTTAGTTTGCTGGCGCCAGTTGATGTTTTGTCCTACTGTAGGAATAATATCAAACTTATCGTAATAATAATCTCTTAGACTATTTTTCTTTAAAATATCTAAAATTTGATTATAAATTATTCCTTCTATATCAGTGCGTGTAACAAAATTAAATCTAAAATCTTCTGTATATTCTTGCTTGTAAATTATACCATCATCGGCAAATAAATTTGTAGAGCTATATTTTCCTGTAGGATCTACTAGATCAAAATATCTGCTAATACCGCTTGAACTTCTATTAACCGCTTTTACTTTTGCAACATCTTGACTAACTGCTAGCGGACTGATATTATAGTCTTCTCCAGTAATCATTCTATTTTGTGTGTAGTATGTTTGCGGGGCTTTAGTTTTAATATCTGTATTAGATTCTGTTTCAGAACTATTTGAAACAGAAGTTTGTAATCCAAGAGTAATAGTTAATGTTTCTAACTGTCCTACATTAGACACATAAGGAATATCAATTGAAACACCCTTGATGTCTTTAGGATTAATAGTATAGGTAAGTCCATTGCTTATACGATAGTAAGTTCTAAAAGTACCTAATGGTAGATTTCCAAAAGTGCCGTCGCTGAACACTAGGCTAATTCTATCGCCTGCTCTAGTTACAACTCCGTATATATTCTTAATATTTTTGCTAAGGCTATTGTAAATGATGTTGTTGCCTTCAAAGCTAGGAACTTTGGCCCATTGCTCTGATTCTAATCCATTCTTATCTAAACGATATAACCATACATCTGTATCATTAATGTTTACTGCATCAATATCAATGCTCTCATTACTATTGGGTTGTGTAATAGTAAATGATCCTTGATTTAATGAACCTTGTCGGAAATGTAGGAAAAATCCAGAAGAAGGGCTTGCTGCACCTTTTCCGTCATCTCGATATAAAAATGCTAGATGATTACCTACTGTAGGTGTTTCTTCGTAGATGTAGTCTTGATCTTTAAAGACTGTTGACACTATTTCAAAACTCATAGTTCTGCCGTCAATTGGTTTTGAAAATGCATATACTGGAACATCAGTATTGCTTGATTGAAAACGATATTGTTCAGTTGGTATTCCAGCAATCGTTGCTTTGTCGTCAGGATTTCCAAATTGACGTGCTTGTGGCAGTGCAGAATTTATTATTTTAATAAATTGCTCATACCAATTTGAGTTAGCTGGATCATTCCATACCACAGTTTGACTTGATAAATTTCTACCGTTGCTATCTAAAACATTCTGTGTTGTTGAAACGCTAGAAAATTTTAAAAGACCGTTACCAGTTTGATTACGCTTTACGTTATAACTTAGTAGGCGAGCAAGGCGTAATACTGATTCTCTTCGTTCGGCCAGTTCTAAGAAATTTTCACGGGCATTTAAATCAACGCGGAAAGCTATGCTTTGGCCCAAGAACGCAATAAGGTCAATTAGGGCAAGGTATTCGCTAGATTCAATATAATCGTTGTAGTCTTCAGGATAGTTTTGACGAATGTAGGTAATCATAGTCCTACGAAGATTCTCAAAATCGTAACTCTGGAAGTCAGCATTACGGAAAGATTGATATACTTTCTTCCAATCTTCTGCTACTAATAATCTGTTTTGTCTATCTGTTGATGACATAATCGTTCCTATTTTATATATTTATTGCTTTTATAAACCGCGTAGTTTATTGTGCAAGCAGTCCATTCTTTTGATCAAATGTCAACTGCATACTCTGACTAATGTTATACGGCAAATATGTTAAAATACATTCAATTTGAATACCTGATTCGTATGCAGTAACTATAACTTGATCTACTTTTACTCTAGGATCATAGTTAATAATATCTGTGACATTTTTAGTAATCACTTGCTTAATATCTTCAGTTAACGGTTCAAATAATATATCCCAAATAATTGTGCCAAACTCTGGATTCATTAGACGTTCGCCCTGACGGACATGGAAATGATTTAATATATCTTGTTTAATTAATTCTAAATCATACAGGCTAAAATTTTCAGTACTTTGATTTATTGTACTAAAACCTTTGTATGTTTTACTTCTAGGAACATCGGTATTTCTTATAGGAGGGGTTAATACAATTTTGTCGTATAAATTAGAGTTTGTAGTCATTACTGTTGCTCCGTATCAGGTGGTTTAATTTTTTCAAATGGATCAGTAACCGTTGTATACTTTTTAAAATATTCAGGTTCGGTTAATTCTGGTGCTAAGACTGCTTCTGTTAGATCAGGAGTATGGGATAGCGGATCTAAATTCTCATGCCCTGCCCAAGGCTCTGCTGTAGGGATTCTTGCAGATTTAGGAGCTTCAGTTGCTGCTGGACCATTCATGTGTATTTGGCCAGCTGTTTCAATATGCTGCTCTGTGCTTTTAATATGCGTTTTTGTTCCGCTAGTTATTCGTGTTTCTTTTGTTGAATTAATGTTAAGATTACGTTTAGCCGTTAAATTAATATCTCTGTCTGCGGTAAAATTAATGTCATTTTCACTGTGTACACTAATACTGTCTTTAGCATAGATATCAATTTTACCGTTGCTAGTTAATTCAATCCATGTTGTACCTTTAGCATTGCCAATATAAATTAAATCTTCGCTGTTATGCAACAGTATTTGATGTCCAGTACGAGTTCTAATTCTCACTAATTCATTATGAGGAATAGTTGGATCGCCGTCAGTTTCGCCGTCACTAGTTGATGCATACGCCGGAGGGCCTTCGCTTGCAGGAGTTCTACGTAGAAATTTATCATCGCCATCATCCATTACAAATGTTGTGCCGCCAAGACGACTAACAAATGCTCCAGGAATTTGATGTTCTTTTTTTCCTACTGTTCCAGTCTTAGCGTCTGATTGTTTATCTATTGGCCCAGGTGTTGATATACCAAATACCATACTTGGTACTTCTCGTCTAGCACTACTTGTAGTAATACCTCTAATATCGTCTTCTAATAATCCTTGATCCGATAAAACAGTTGTAAGAGGATGTTGGGGTTTTTTAATTTTAGTTGCATCCGGCTGGGCTGCATCGTTTGATTTTTTATTATATTCGGCTACCGGTGCTCTTTCATATTCGCCTTCAACATTAAACTTTGTTGCTGCAATACCAGGAACCATAAAATTTTGATGTTCATCAGGAATACATCCAATCCAATAACCTTTACGAGTATCGCCGTCTATAAAAATTATCATTACTGTAGATCCAACATCTGGCGGGACCATCCACATGCCGTAGCTCTTTTGAGTATTGTTATAGTCGTTATCTTCGCCGGTATAGTCAACACTAGTTTGTCCTGCAAAAGGACTCATATACTTTACTTGATGGAGTGTGCCTTCAGATCCGTCGCCACCAACTAAGTTAAGAATCTCAACTTCAAGCCCGCCCATAAAGTTAGGATCAAGATGGCTTATAACTTTAGCTAAAAACGGGCCGGGTGTTGGTAGCGGAGCACCGGATGATCTAATTTCTGATGGCATTAAATTTGAACTCCACCAGTGTTAATAACTCCAGGAAGAGACGGTACCTTTGTACTAGTATTAACATTATTATTTTTTCCAGTTATTGAGTTTAATATGTTAATATTAGTAGATGAAATATTTGGTATCTGTACTGGTTCTGCAGACGGTAATTTTGATGCGGTATTAACTCCCGCAGCCTTGTTGGCAGCAGCAGCTTCTTGTAGCCCTCTTCTATTAAGGTTTAATACTTGTGTAAATTTTCCACCGCTGAAGCTATGTTTAACTGTCATAACTTGAAAGATTCCTGAAAAATTTATTAAAAGTTTAGTATCAGCAAAGTCATACATACCGGCACTTTGATTAATGTCTACTGGTGTTCTAAAATTTAAAATAATGTCAACTTCTCCATTTTGATAGTTAACTGTACCGTTAGCATTTAAATTTTGATAATTTGTAGGAGGTGCAGTATAATTGCCCTGGCCGCTGTCATTTATGTAATAAGGATCTCCCATAATTTTTAAGTCGGCAGTCATCATATCTGCACCTTCTGTGACTGCTTCATGGAATTGTCTTGCTACCCTTGTTGATACAGTTTCTGCACCACCGCCGCCTTGCTTGTCAGTACTGGTTGAAGTTCCTACCGGTAATACTTTAGATCCAGGAGAACCAGTTACTACAGTCTTTTCACCTTCAGGTTTGTCAATTTTAGAATCTTTTGCGTCTTTGCCTCCGGTATTAGCCTGTGTTTTTACATCTTGATTGTTATTAAAACTTGAAGCATTAAATTTTGTATAAAATCCTGCACTAATAGAAATATTAAAATCAAGTATATCTAAATTTTTACCTGTATAAATGTAATTGTATTCTTTAATACATTGCCGTTTTAAATTTTCAAATCCAGGAGCTGGTGTATTAGGAGGCATAATTTTACCAGAATGGACTTTATATGGTACAATCCTATAAACTATTAAACTAGGTTTAGTACCTGTTACTGCTAAATTTTCATCACTGGTCAATTGATATAATTGTGTCTCAATTCTCCACCACGGTAACATTCCATTTTGATCAATTCCGTCGCCTTTAATTGCTTGACGAGCATAGTCACTTTGTAATAAGATTTGATTAATTGCATTGATCACATCTGTGTCTTGTCTAAATTTAAATTCACCTTCGGCAGGATCAATAACAACATTTCCTAATGTAACTGTTTTAGTTTTAGGATCGTATGCGCCGGCTTCTTTACCAAATGAACTATCTCCTTTTCTTTCAGCATTGAACCCTAGGCTAGCTCTGCCAAGTACGTTGCATGACTCTGGCGCTTGCACTAAATTTTTAGTACTAGTTTCTGTTACACCTAACTTTTGAAATAGCGTATTATTAGCAGCAGCAGTTGTTGGATTTGAAGTAGCCGAAGAATTATTTTCTTTTGGATTAGGATTAGATGTAGACGAAGAACTAGCAACATCAGTTGGAAATACTATTGCAATTTGATCAGCTACCTTGGTCAATCCAGCAGCAACCTGAGACTGATAAAATTGATTCATCACTACCTGTAGACTTTTTTCACCGGTTTGAATTACTTCTTGAACTGTTTTACCTTTAACTGAAATATTAGTTTTTAAATTTTTATATCTATCAGAAAACGCTGCATCGTTCCACGAAGTTGCAGTAATGCTATACACTGCACCTTTGCCCGTTACTTTCATATCAATAGTGTTTAATTTAATAGGTTGATATCTTGTAAATTGAGGAAGATCAACTGTTTCGTTTTGTTCTGTAAATCCTCTAAATTGAATAGTCAATAGCATAGGAACAGATACAAATGTTCCGCCTGGACTTCTTTGTTGACATGCTATTGCAACAGATTGCATGAACAATCCCATGCTGTAGGGCTCAATTACCTGAAAATCTAATGTAGTAGAATTTGTATTTTTAGTAGCTTTATTCCAACCCATGACACTGTCTATGTTTAAGTTGTCAATAAAAAAATCAAATTGACCGTAATCTGTTTTAACTCTATTTGTTGGATCTCCTGCGGCACTTTTGCAAATAATAAATTGAGGTATTCCTGCTCGATATGTGCTGTCAGGATTGTTTAAAGATTTATCGTCTAAGACACTTAAGGTAATGATGTAAGTGTAGCTGGCAAATATTCCTAAGGGATTAGGATAAGGAGGTAATGCATCTGACGGAACTGTTGCTCCGATCATTGAAGGAGCTTTAAGAAGTCCTTTTAGGTCAACATTAAATGCTCCTAACGGATCTCGTATATTATTTTTCAGTTGTCCTGCAATTTGATTAGATGCTGACTGGATTTGCGCTGAGTTTTTTGCTAAGCCAGCTGACAAATCTTTTGCCAGAGAACTTTCTGTTAAAGTTTTTTTTGCAGAGTCAACTGCATTAGTTGCTGTTGATATAATATCAAAGACTGCCATATTAAATTCCTAAAATTGTTTTTAAACTATTACCTTTAGGAATATAAATTTTTATTCCCGGAGTAAAGTCAAAAATTGGATCTTGTATAGTATCTAAATTTCGTTGAGTAAATACCCACCACAAACTTGCATCACCATATAAATCATAGGCTAGCAAATCTGGTCTATGTGTATATTGAGGTTCAATAGTATATAAAAAATCATCTTCTTCGGCAGATACTGGACGTATCTGAAAAATGTCAAGATACGTATCGTTCATAGGAGTAGAGTACCATGGACTCTTTGCTGTATATTTGGCCATTAGATATATCCTGCTCCGCTGCTTGTCATGTAATCACCATTGACAAATTTATTAAGACTAAATGTTCTTACACTTTCTCTACTATAAGAAGGTTGTAGAGTAATAGTAAATTGACTCTTAGTTGGCACATGACTGCTTGCTTTAGAAGTTCCTCCGCCAAGTGAACTAGCACTAGATGATAACAATGCACCTGCAGCCATTCCAACTACATTTTGCACTTGTTGTTTAGCATTTTGAAGAGCAGGTAAATTAGATAAAACTCCTCCAATAGAACTTGATTGGTCTGCAGATACAGTTGAAATATAATCAGAAGCTCCGTCAAGTGATACGCTAAAATTAGTAATTACTACTGGAACATTTTTAAAAACATATTCTCCGTATCCGTTTAATGCCAGTATTGGTGGAGGATTACCTGCCGGAGTTGAGTCACCAGTGAACATTTTAGTAACTGCACGTAAAAAATGTACTGTGGCAATCCAGTATTGTGCTTCGGCAGAATTTTCTACTAGGAAAGGTGCTGTAATTGTCATTTGATCCGGAGAGCTGTTTTGATATGCTTGGAAAGGGTAGTTGTTGTGTACCGGAGTAATTGCATCATACTTTGCACTACCACCAATATTGATTGTTGGTGTGTAGGGAAACACTAGGCCGCCGGCGGCTTTCAATGGTGCAAACACTGGGCTTGAGTCAAATATGGTACTACCTGGTACAGTTAATCGAACACGCCAATCATTGTTAGCGTCTGATCCTCCAAACGTTGCACTAGACTTAAAAATCTTTCCAGTAGCATCGCCACCAATTGGAAGGTTAACACTCCGTAATTGACTGAGTAGCTTATTGGGGTTAGATAAATTACTAAGTGCGTCGCCTATTCTTTGTCCGATGTTCTGTGCAGAACCTAATTGCCCAAAACCACCGCTAACGCTTGAACCAAACTGTTGAGCAGCACTAGCAATTGAACCTGGATTTACGTCGAATGAACTCATATTGAATCTCCTGATACTCTATTTATTTGACAAAATTATCTACGTAGTTTATAATCTAACATGAGGATCCTATATAATGACTAAAGTTAACTACTTAAACAATAAAGATATATTAGAAGAAATACATCGTTCAAAAAACACCTATTCTAGCTACACAAAACCCGAATATAGCAGATACGATCTTATACTGCCCAATGTTGACAAGATCAACATTAGAACTGTTGCTGAGGCCAAACGAGCACAGGCTAAACGCCTTGGACAAGAAGAATACCAAAGACGTAAAGCTCTCGGTGAGAAGGTTAAACTAGCCGACTGTGAAGTAGACTATAAAAAGATTCCTAAGACAGATGTGGTCTTTAGAATTATGACTTTTGATCATATTCCGTTAAACAACACTAGAAAACGCAATCCAAAGACCTTGGCAGATCATAGAGATAAAGTAAACTTTCCACCGTATCAACATTGGAAGTTTGACGAGAATGATCTACTAGTATGTGTGGGTAAAAGCCACTGGAAAGGTGGTATTGAAAAGGGTAAGTTTTCAAAAGATCACGGACAAATTACAAATAATCTAGCACGTATGTACATTAAGCTCTGTGAGCGTTATGCTACCCGTGGTAATGTTCGCGGTTATACTTATAATGACGAAATGAAGGGCCAGGCTATTCTACAATTAACGCAGATTGGTCTACAGTTTGATGAGTCAAAGTCCGACAATCCGTTTGCCTACTACACTGCTGCTGTTACTAACAGCTTTGTTAGAGTTATTAACATAGAAAAACGCAATCAAACAATACGTGACGATATTTTAGAAATCAATGGTATGAATCCCAGCTACTCAAGAACAAGTTCAGGGGAGCATGCCGCAGCAGTTAAACGATTTGATGAAGGTGCTGAATGAGTTTATTCAAGAAAGTTGCTTGTTTTACAGACATACACTTTGGCTTAAAAAGCAATAGCCAAACACATAATAGAGATTGTGAAGACTTTGTAGATTGGTATATTGCCAAGGCCAAAGAAGAAGGCTGCGATACAGGCATTTTCTTAGGAGATTGGCATCATAATCGCAATACTCTAAACATCACTACCATGGATTATAGTCTAAGGGCATTAGAAAAGCTGGGCAAAGCATTTGATCAGTTTTACTTCTTCCCAGGTAATCACGACTTGTACTATAAGGACAAGCGTGATATTCATTCTGTTGAGTTTGGCAAGTACATCCCGGGTGTTACAGTAGTACACAAACCTACAGTTATAGATGATGTGTTATTATGTCCGTGGCTTGTAGGTGACGAATGGCGTAACATTGGTAAATCAAAGGCTAGATATGTGTTTGGACACTTTGAATTACCTAGCTTCTTTATGAACGCCATGGTACAGATGCCCGATCACGGCGAGATACAACTAGA